AAACCGCCAGCAAACGCCAGCGGTCTAGTGTAATTAAATTTTTGTTCTTTCTATTTTATTTAGTTGTAATCAAGCCGTCTGGTTCTACTGTAAACTCAGGCTTATCGGCAAGACGACCATCTGGAAGTAGCAAGTACCAGCCAGTATTGTATTTAATGAAGCAATCTGACTTCATCTCACCATTGACTGCATCAAGATAATACCACTTGTCGTAGTATTTCACCCAACCAGTAACCATAGCGCCATCTCGACTGAAATAATACCATTTTCCGTTGATTTTATTCCAGTCAGTAGCCATAGCGCCTGACTTGTCAAAGTAGTACCATGTACCATCTGGGCGTTTCTTCCATTTGTCAGAAAGCATATAGCCATTTTCATCGAAGTAGTACCATGTGTCGTCAATTTTTTCAAACTCATCTTTAGGATAAGAGCCATTAGAACGTACGTACCAATAGCCAGTATCGTTGTTTTGCCAGCCTGTCTTCACTTCTTCAGCTTGAGCGTTCGGATTTGTCAAACGGTAAGCGTAAAAGTAAGGTTGACCTGCTGCATTCCAGATAGCATCATGGTTGTTAACTGTGATACCATTCCGTGCATAGTTACAATGAATGATATTGTCTGAGTCAACGAACATACCCGTATGACCACCAGCGCCAGCTGAATATCCACGTCTTCCATAGATGAAGATATCCCCACGCTGAGCGTTCCATTCTTGGTTTTCAGCGATCAACTCATATCCATTGTTAACTAACCAGTCATGCTCATACTCTGTATTGACTGCCCAGCCAGCTGATGAAGCACCAGCACTTCTCAAAGCATAATATACTGAACTTGAACAGTCATAGCTATCAGGACCGTCACGGTCTTCCATACTGTAATAGACTTGTCCTTCACGTTCTCGCATCCATGCAATAGCATTTTCAATATTGATTGTCATTTATTTTTTCCTTTCATTATGGCAATACATTAGGCCAAGGCTCACTTGTTAAGTACGAGATAGAACTTACACGGATATCTCCAATATCTCGGTCAGTAGGAACAGGGTCAGTAAACTGAAATCTCAACATATTACTGTCTCCGTACCCTCCAAGATACCAAGTACCGTATGGTGTGCCTTTATCGTTGTAAATACCACCAATAAGGCTAGATTCTGAACGAAATCCGACAGGAACACCACCTAGCCCTAGAATGTAGCAATTTCGTTCTTTGTCGCTCCCTTGAGCCTCGTATCCTACGCCACCTCTACGAATGACGCCGAACCAACCCCAAGAAAGCCCACCAAATTGGTAAGTAACTACATCATTTTTTCGTCTAACTTTTAGATATGAGTTTCCGAGTTTAGATTTAATATTTAAAGTTCTCCAACCTGTGTCACCTGTGAGAACCTCCCATCCTTGATTTCCGCTTCCTTGTCTCTTTATCCACTTGAGAGCTCCACTTGTTACAGCGGTATCGACGTAAGTAGTACCGACTGGTGCAACTACTTTCCCATTCGGAAAGCCAGTTCCGTGAATTTCGTACTCATTGACTTGCCCAGCACTTACGGAAGTTGGTTGACTTGGTAGTACAACACTTCCACCCCCATCTGATAAGACAAGCGTGTTACCAGTTAAGGTCAGTTTCTGAGGAATACCAACACCGTCTGCACCTCGTGGTCCTAGAGGTCCAGTTAAACCAATAGGGCCTTGAGGTCCACGTTCACCTTGCAAACCTTGGGGGCCTTGTAAACCTTGCTCACCACGTTGCCCGTCTTGTCCTCGCTCTCCTTGAGGCCCTTGTGCTCCATCTGCACCTCTAGGACCTACTTCACCTTGAGGACCACGCTCTCCAGTATCTCCTTTAGGACCGATTGGCCCTTGGATACCTTGTAAGCCTTGAGGCCCTTGAGGTCCAGCCTCTCCCTGTGGTCCACGTTCTCCAGTTTCACCCTTTGACCCTTGAGTTAAGGAGATATTTCTCAACTCATCTTTGGTAGCATACTGACTAGTGTCAATTTCAGGCTTGCTCTCTAAGGCTACTATACGCTGTTTTAAGGCGCTATCATCATAGACGGTATCTTTATCCGTCTTTGTCTTTAAAGCCTCAATATCGGCTGAAATATGGCTTATTTCAGTACGTAGGTTGCTATCGTCATACGTACCACCTTGCGCTTTAATTTTTTCAAACAGCGCATCCAATTCTTGCTTGGTCACAATGTCGTTGACGTTAACAACTCGACCAGCTTCACGTTCAATGAGTGGTGTTTGAACAGCTTTGTCAATCTCACTTACATGAACGCTAAACATGAAGCTATACACGTCTGCCGATTGCTCGACTTTTTCGAAGTAGATATAGCCAATCACGGACTCATCTGTTGTAATCAGCGATGTATCAAATTGAACCGTGAACGTGTTACCTTCGATAACTGCTTCAACTTCCTTGTATCGCTTGGTTTTTTTGAAATAGAACAAGCAAATAACCTTAGTAGCGGTCAATTCATCAAGCGTGAATTTAAACTCAGCAATGCCTTTATCTTTACTATAAAACTCTTGATAAAGCCTGTCAATATCTCTATTATTGGTTGAAATGGTTAATTTCTTCTCAATAACTTTCTTCAAGTGCTACCTCCTTTCTTTTAATAAAGAAAGAGAACCCCAAAGGGTTCTCTGATTGTTTAGTCTTCGCTTGGCTCGTGATATTCAAGCGCCCTGTCACTATCTGTGATGCCGGCAGTCGTTGGATCAGTAACCACTCCCAAAAGAACCAAGATATAAACAAATGTATTCACACCGTTTTGAATATTTTGTGGAATTTCAAATCCGAATTGTTGAGACATCAAAAAGATTGCTCCCAAAAGAGCGATAAGAGTTACTTTATTTTGTAAACGTAGTTTCCAGTTAATTTTATTCATCATCATTCTCCTCTTTGATTTCTAGCTTGAGAAATTTCTCAAACAATATTTTAATAGCACCGTTTCCGCCTAATTCAACGTAGCTTTCATAAAGTCTTGAAAGTTCTTCGATTTCATGCTGACTTGTCTTTCCACGGCGTATTGCTTTTTTTAAGTTTTCTTGCAATCGAAAACGCTGTAACCGTTGCAAGCCTTTCCCGATAATCGTCAAGTTTCGTTGGTTATCTTTTCCAATCTCTTCCACGCTTGAAACTGACTTCTCGAGGGTATCTATCTTATTAGATAGACCCTCAAGACGTTTGTCAGCTTCTTTAGAAGTTTTTGTACTCTTGAATGAAAAATAACTTGGAATGATAACGACTAAAACGGGCGTCAATTTGTCAACTAGTGTCAATAGGTCCAATTTTACCACCCCTTTTCTAAAATAGTGGTCTATTGAACGGGTTGAGTTTCTAGTTCAGATTTAGGCGCTTGCCATTTCCAAACTGCAAGAATGCCGTTTTGAGATGGTGAGCCTTCCAGTTGTTGAAGTGATTCGCCCTGGTAGATAAATTGTTGGTTAGTTTGAACTAAAATGCGTTTACCTTCACCATTAAGTTCAACATGTTCAGGATCTTCAATCGCAAACATTGAACCAGGAGCATAACTCTTGCCGTTTTCAACAAGCGGGAAGAGCTCTACAAGTTCCTTGTATGTAGTACCGTATGCGATTTTCTCACCCATGATAGAATCTTGAGCCATAACACGAACCACTTTATTGATTTTCTCAGTGATTTCAAGTAGTTCATTCTGTTTGTTTTCAGTTTGAGTGAGCTTTTGTTCAGCTTGCTCAATTTTAGATTGGGCTTGAACAATCGCTGAGCCTGGGTCTAGTTCTGTACGTAAAATATCCAATACCGCTTGAATAAGCACGTCTTCTGATTCATTCGTACGGTCACCTGCTAACTCACGAAGGTTTGAGCTATAACGATTACCGTCTGCCAATTTGATTTCAACTACGGTCATAACGTTGTCACCAAGACCACGAGTATAAGGTTTATTTGCTAAAGTATAATTATTTACTGTCATTTGTTTGTCCTTTCACTTCTTCAAATTTTGCTTTCAATTCTTCATTTGAATTGATAATGTTTTTGTATTGTTGCAGTTCTGCTTCTGCAATGCGACACAATGCTTTGTATGTAGCTGCCTTGTGAGAAAGAGCTGCCACATCATTCCCTAGTTCTTCAATGACTAGTTGGTCGATTTGTTCGTTCATGTTGTTTCCAACC